CGACCAGCGTACCCAGCAGCAGCGGCAGCAGGAAACGTGGTCCGGTTGGGCCCAGCGTTCCGCCGATTTCGCTGCGGAGCATGACGACTTCGAGATGGTCGTCGGCTCCATGCCCGGATTCGATCCTGCATTGCAGGAAGCCATCGCGCGCCATCCCAACGGCCCGGCGATCGCCTATCACCTCGGCAACAACCCCGCCGATCTGCTCGCTTACGCGAACACCAATCCGCATTACGCGGATCTCGCGTTGCAGACGATCGCCGCGCGCCTCGGCAGCGCCCCGGCCGCCCCGCAGCAACCCGCTGCGCCTGCGGCTCCTGCGCCGAACAAACCCATCACGAAGGCCCCGCCGCCGGCTCCCACGGTCGGTGGTCGTGCACCCGCGTCTGTCGACCCGGATCGCATGACGACCGAGCAGTGGCGCGATTGGCGCGAGGCCCAACTCAAAGCCAAAAGGGGCTAACCCGCCATGAGCAATACCCTGCTGACTCCTACCGCAGTGACCCGCGAGGCGCTGCGCATCCTCCACCAGAAGCTCAACTTCATCGGCAACGTCGTCCGTGACTACGACGACAGCTATGCCAAGTCGGGCGCCAAGATCGGCGACTCGCTCAAGATCCGCCTGCCGAACCAGTACACGGTCCGCACCGGCGCGACGCTGAGCACGCAGGACACGACCGAGTCGAGCGTGACTCTGCAGGTCAACAACCAGATCGGCGTCGACCTGAACTTCACCTCGGTCGACCTGACCTTGTCGCTCGACGACTTCGGCCCCCGCATCCTGGACCCGGCCATGTCGGTCCTGGCGGCGAACATCGAATCGACGGTGCTGTCGAACGTCTACAAGGACGTTTACGCCTCGATCTGGAACAACGGCTCGGCCGCGACCTACAGCAAGGCGCTTGACACCCGCGTCAAGCTGCAGAACGCGCTCGCCCCGGTCAACGACCGCACCATGCTCCTCGATCCGACCGCGATGGCGGACGTGGTCAAGGACACCAAGACGCTGTTCAACGACCAGGCCGCGATCGCCAAGCAGTACAAGGAAGGCATGGTCGGCCGCGTCGCGGGCTACGACTGGTACGAAAACACGATGATGCCCTCGCACACCGTGGGCGACGCCGCGTCGTACGTCTGCAACACCTCGACCGGCATCACCTCGGGCTCGGCGACCATCACGGTCTCGGGTGGCACTGGCACGTTCAAGGCGGGCGATGTCATCACGATCGTCGGCGTGAATCGCGTGCATCCGGAGACGAAGGTCGACACCGGCGTGCTGCAGCAGTTCGTGGTCACCGCCGACGGCACCACGTCGCTGACTGTCTCGCCGACCCCGGTTACCTCGGGCGCAACCAAGAACGTCGTCATCAACTCGGCCGGCGCGTCGAAGACCGTCACCTCGGCCGGTACTGCCTCGACCGCCACGCAGACGGGTCTCGCGTTCCAGAAAGGCGCCTTCGCGTTCGCGACCGCCGACCTGCTGCTGCCGAAGGGCGTGGACTTCGCCGCGCGCGAAGTCATGGACGGCATCTCCATGCGCATCATCCGCGACTACGACATCACGAACGACAAGTTCCCGTGCCGCCTCGACGTGCTGTACGGCTACAAGACGATTCGTCCGCAGCTCGCGTGCCGCTTCCACAACAACTGATCCACCGTGGTACTGCGGGGGCCCTTCGGGGCCCTCGCTCTTTTTGGAGTCGCCATGACCCAGGTTTCCGCGATCGTCCGCGACGCCTTGCTACTGCTCGGCGTGCAGGACGCGACCGAAGCGGTGAGCGCGCAGGAAATGCAGGACGGCATTCGCGAGCTCAACAAGCTCTGCTCGCGCTGGGAAGCCGATGGCGTCTCGCTGGGCTGGACGAACGTGTCCGCCGCGACCGACACGCTGCCGGCGCCGTTCGAAGCCGAGGGCGCGGTCGCCGCGAACCTCGCGCTGGCGCTGCAGCCCCGCTACAAGGTTCCGCTCGACGCCAACGTCGTGCAGCAGGCGAACGACGGACTGGCCGCGCTCCGCGCCGACGTCATCGCCAACACCTATTCCCGCATCAGCTACGCCGACCTGCCGATGGGTGAGGGTTGGTGTGGTGGCTACAACATCAACAACGGCTGACCGATGACCGATCACGTCATCCAAGTCCGCTACACGAAGGACGCCGGTAATTGGACGTCCTATCGCGACCTCAATGCCGGTCGTGTGGGCGCGTTTGGGCAGGAACTCGTCACGCGCCAGCTGGGTCAGGCCACCGCGCGCGTGTGGGAAATTTGCGATACGTCGCCGTTCGCCGCAGACATCCTCGCTGCGGCGATCTTGGACGCGACGGGCAACTGGGCGGACTTCCCGTTGCCCGATGGCAGCTACAGCGACCTTACCCGAGACTTCACCCAGCAGGACGTCGTCGATTACATCCCCCTTCCGGCGCAGCAGACCGGCACCCGCTCGCGCGTGCTGTACCGCACCGCTCCGGGGCTCGACGTGTTTGCCAGCATCGGCGACGGCCCGCATCGCGGTGCGATCAATGCCGAAGGGGCGCTGTTCATCGTCTCCGGCTCGTCGCTGTACGAAGTCGCGACCGATGGCACCGCGACCAGCCGCGGCACCATTCCCGGCACCGGTCGGGTCTCGATGGCGTACAACCAGATCACCGGCGGCAACCAGGTGGTCGTCGGCAACGGATCGAGCGGCTACGTCTACAACACGTACACCGACACGTTCACGCAGATCACCGACGCCGGCTTCCCCGGCTTCAAGTCGTGCGACTTCCTCAACCAGTACATCGTCGGGGTCGAACCGCTGGGGCGCTACTGGTTCCACTCCGAACTGAACGACGCCCTGAGCTACAACACGCTCGACCAATACCAGGCCGAGACGTCGCCGGACCCGATCCAGGGCCTCATCGCCTCACATAACGAAGTGCTGGTGTTCGGCTCGCGCACGATCGAGCCGTGGATCAACGACCCGGTCAACAACGCAGCGGCGACGGCCTTCCAGCTCGAGCGTGGCTCGGTCATCGAGCGCGGCTGCCTCAACGGGAACACGATCCGGCGGCTGGACAATTCGGTGTTCTTCATCGGCGACGACCGCGTCCCGTACCGGCTCAACGGCTACACGCCGGTCCCGATCGGCACGCCGGTGCTAGCGTCCGCGTGGCGTGACCTGGACCCGACCAGGGCGTTCGCCTTCACCTACGAGGACAGGGGTCACGTCGTCTATTACGTGACGTGGGGCGACGGTCAAACGTGGGGCTATGACGTCGTTACCGGCAAGTGGCACCGCCGGCAATCCTTCGGCCTCGACCGCTGGCGCCTGAACTCGCTGGTGAAGTGGGGCAACGAGTGGTACGGCGGCGATTTCCAGAACGGCAAGCTCTACCGGGTCGCATGGGGTTACGTGTACGAAGGCTGCGAGATCATGCCGCGCCGCATCCGCACCGGTGTGCTGCATTCGGACGGGAATCCCGTTTCGGTCGGCGGTTTCAAGGTCTTGGCAAGCACAGGCGGGCCGGAGAGTACGCTCCCGTCGTCCCTGGTGCCCACGATCTCGGGCGCGTTGCCGGATGGCACGGTCGACGACGTCATCGACTACACCTACACGGTCACGCCGGCTTTTTCGGGGCAGGAGGTGACGCTCACAGTGGAGGGCACCTTCCCACCGGGACTGACGCTGACCAGCGCGGGCCACGTGACGGGCACGCTCACCACGGCGGGCACCTACTCTTTCACGATCACGCCGTCGTCGGACTGCGGAAGTGGCGCGGCGCTTGCCGACGTGGTCACGGTGGTCGACAACGGGAGCTCGGCGATTCTGTCCGACGCGCCAATCCTCTACTGGAAGCTCAACGAAACCAGCGGGACGAACGTCGTCGATTACTCCGGCTACAGCCGCGACGGCACGATCACTGGCTCCCCGACCCTCAGCAATTCGGGCATTACCCTGACCGCCCTCGCGCAGGGCGTCTACTACCCAGGCAACGCGGGCGGGAGCGTGCTCGATGTCGGCGGCGACGACACTTGGGCGATCGAGGCGGTCATCACGCGCTCTGCGGACGGCGGCAGCGTCCACGAGCATATCGCCGGGCAGTGGGCGAGTACCGCATTCGGCCACATCAACTCCATGCTGTATTTGGAGGGCAGCAGCGTGCCGGCGGACCTGGCGAAGCCGTCCGGTGCCTTTACGGGCAGCATTTCCAGCACGCTTTACAAGGCAATGGGGCCCACGGCGATTGCTAACGGCACGCGCACGCACCTAATGATCGTGCGCACCGGAACCACGCTGGTGCTGTACAAGAACGGCGCGCAGATTGCGACAACGACCGTGGGAACGGCAGTCGGCATGGCATCTACCGGCGCGAAGTTCACCGTGGGTTCGGACGCCGACACGGTGAACTACTACCCGACGAGCTACGGATTCCTCGGCAAGATCGAGCATGTCGCGGTGTATGACCAGGCGATCTCGGCCGCGCGCGTCCTATATCACGCCCAGATGCACGGGCTCGCATGACGCCCATCTGGTCCATCGGTCGCCTCGACGTGAGCGAGGCGGTGAAGCAGCTTGACGCCAATCCTCAGGTCTGGAACCGGCACACGATGCGCACCGAAGCGTATGCGCACCGCCAGGTCGACGACATTTGGGTGCGCTACAACGCATGGGAGAATTTCACCGGCGACCCGGTGGCGTTCAACGGGCCGCACGTGTCGGTGTGGTATCCGGTTGTGCATGAGGTGCCGGCGCTGTGGTCGCTGGCGCGGCAGGCCAAGCGGCTTGCGGTTGCGTCGCAGCTCGGGGGTGTGCTGGTGACGCGGATCCCGCCTGGCGGCCGTGTCGAGCCGCACATCGACCGCGGCTGGCATGCCGAGACGTACCGCAAGATTGGCGTGCAGATCGCCGGCCACGAGCAGCAGGCGTTCTGCTTCGAAGATGCCGAGCTGCGCCCGCTCACCGGCGACGTGTACGAGTTCCGCAACGACGTCTCGCACTGGGTGGTCAACGACTCCCCGGTGCCGCGCATCACCCTGATCGTCTGCTGCAAGTGAACGTCGACTTCATTGTGCTGGGGCTGCCACGCTCAGGCACGACCTGGCTCGCCAACCTGTTAACCACAGATCACAGTTTGTGCCTGCACGACCCGTTCCGGTTCCTGCCGGAGCAGTGGCCGCGCGATGGGAGGCGGTTCGGCGTGAGCTGCACCGGCGGCTTCCTGATGCCGAAGTGGCTCGACGCGCAAACCTGCCCGGTCGCGGTGATCGAGCGGGAGCCGGCTGACTGCGACGCCTCGTTGGCACGCATGGGGTTGGGCAAGGTCGGTGTGTTGGCGCCGGAGCTCGAACGAGTCTGCGCCCGACGATGGCGGTTCGAAGATTTGTGGAACGAGGAACAAGCCCACGCCTTGTGGGCTTTTTTGTTGCCTGACGTGCGTTTCGACGCCGTGCGCTACCGCCTGCTGCGCGACATGCAGGTGCAACCCCACCCGAGAACCTGGACGCCCGACGCCGACGTGCTGCGGGCGCTCCGAACGCGCGGCTTGTTGCCGCAGGAGACATAACGATGCCTTGGGGTATTGCAGCGGCGGCCGTTGTCGGCGCCTACAGCGCGAGCCAGCAGTCGAAGGCCGGCAAGGCCGGCGCGAAGGCGCAGACGGAAGCCTCGCAGTACGCCACTGACGAGCAGCGCCGCGAGTTCGACCTGGCGCGCGAGGATCAGCGCAAGTGGCTTGAGTCCGGCCAGTGGGCCCTCGACCAGCAGAAGGCGGCCCTTACCGGCGACTGGTCCGGGTTCCAGAACTCGCCCGACTATGCCTACGCGCTGGCACAGGGCATCAAGGCGTCGGACCGGTCCGCGGCGGCGCATGGCGCGCTCGGCAGCGGCGGTCACAGCGCCGACCTGATGCAGCTCGGGCAGGGCCTCGCGTCGCAGAATTTCGGCAACTACTACAACCGCCTCGCGGGTCTTTCGAACACGGGGCAGAACACCGCGCAGAACCTCGCCGGCCTCGGCGCCAACATGGCGAACCAGATCGGCCAGAACGCGATGAATGGCGCGAACGCGCGCGCCTCGAGCTACGCCAACAGCGCGAACGCCTGGGGCAACTATGGCAATCAGCTGGTCGGCATGATCGGTCAGTACGGAGGCCGCGGCTAATGGCTGAGATTCTGCCCGTTTCGCAGATGATCCAGACGCCGAACCTCCTGGCTGGTTATCAGCAGGGCTTGCAGTTCGGCCAGCAGCAGCGCGACCGCCGCAACAGTCAGCAGGCCGCGCAGCTGTACGCCCAGGCCATGCAGGCGCCGCCGGATCAGCGCCCGGGGCTGCTTGCGCAGATCGCGCAGCTGACCGGCGTCGAAGGTGCAACCAACGCGCAAGCCGGGCTCGGTCGCCTGGACACCGCCGCGCACGACGACCTCGTGCAGACCGCCGGCCAGTTTGCCGCCATCGCCGAGACGGATCCGGCGAGCGCGCAGCAGATGTACCCGGCGCTCGCCGGCAAGGCACACCGCATCGGCATTCCGGTGCCGACCGCCTACGACCCGAAGTTCCTGCCAGCGATCCAGAAGCTCGCGGGGATCGCGAACCAGCTGGGCGAGTCGTTCACCCTCGCGCCTGGCTCCGCGCGCTACGACGCGCAGGGGCACGTCATCGCGTCGCAGCCGTTCGCGCCCGCCGGCGCCAAGGCGCCGACGTACGTCGACGTGCCGGACGGGCAGGGCGGCTCGATCAAGATGCAATATGACCCCGACACCGGCGGCCTCGTGCCGCTGCGCATCGGGACGCCGCAGGCGAGCGCCGACATGGGGCCTGGGCCGGCCACTACGGCGGCGAACGGGCAGCCCTTCTACGACAGCGTGCTCGCGTCGATCGCACCGCTCGGCGGCATCCTCGGCAGCACTGCCGGCGGCCAGCACAACCCGGGCAGCCTGCATTACAGCGGCCGCGCCGTGGACATCCCACTCGGCGCATCGGCGTCGCCGGAAGCCAAGGCGAATGCCGACCGCATGGTGGCCACGCTCAAGGCGCAGGGTTACACCGTACGCGATGAACGCACGCACCCCGCGGGCCAGGCGGTGTGGGGTGGTCCGCATCTGCATGTCGAGGCGCCGGACGGTGCGCCGCGCTTGGGCTACAGCCCGCCGAAGTCCGCCGACCGAGGCGCGTATCGCACGCTGTCGCCGCAGGAAGTGCAGTCGATGGGTCTGCCGCAAGGCACCGTCGCGCAAGTCAGCCCGTCCGGCCAAGTGCAGATCGTCAACAAGCCGCGCGACCTTCCGGCCGGCGGTCAGGTGATCGACAACGGCGACGGCACGACCACTTACATTCCGGCCGGCAAAGTCTCTGACGCCTCGCGCAACGCTGCGGGCTTCTACCAGCGCATGGTCGAAGCCGACAAGGAACTGACGGGCCTCGAGCAGCACGGGTACGACCCAACGAACCTGCGCGATCAGTTCACGGTCGGCGGCAAGTTCCTCAACGGCCTCGCCTCGGACGAAGGTCAGCAGTACCACCAGGCCGCGCAGAACTGGGTGCGCGCGAACCTGCGCAAGGAATCGGGCGCGGCAATTGGCGTGGCCGAGATGGACCAGGAAATTCGCAACTACTTCCCGCAGATTGGCGACAGTCCGGCCGTGATCGCGCAGAAGGCGCACAACCGTCGCGTCGTCGAAGACGCGATGCGCCAGGCGGCCGCAGGCGCTCTTCCGCCGCCCGCCGCAGGCAAGCCGAAACCCGCTGCCAGCAGCGCCCATGACCCGCTGGGGATTCTCTGATGCCGACGCTTGCCGAGCTCAAAGCCTCGTCGCCGGCCTACGCCAACATGAGCGACATGGAGTTCGCCTCTAAGGTCTACCGCAAGCACTACGCGCAGCACATGCCGTTCGCTGAGTTCGCGGCCAAGGTTGGATTCGATCCTTACGGCGACGCGCAAGGCCACGATCCCACGGACGGCATGTCCACGGGCGAGAAGTTCTTGGCGGGCATGGGGAAGGCATTCACCGACACCGGGCATGGCGTGCAGCAGCTTGCCGCTACCGGTGCGCGCGTCATCGCCGAGCACACGCCGGATGCCCTAGGTGGACAGCGCGCCGCGCAGTTCTACGGCGGCGTCGAGCAGAAGTTGCAGCAGCGGGAAGCAGAGCGTCGCCAGCAAGACGTACCGCTCATGCGCACTGGTGCGGGCAAAGCCGGCGAAGTCTCCGGCGTCCTCGCGCAGATGCTCGGCCCGGGGATCGCGCTGCGCGGCACGACAGCGGGCGCGGCGCTGCTCCCCCGTACGCTGCTGGGCAATGCGGCGCAAGGCGCCGCCGTGGGCGCGCTGCAGCCCGTCACTGACAATGGCGAACGCGGCACCAACATGCTCGTCGGCCTCGGCCTCGGCCTCGCCGGTGCAGCGGTGCCGAAGGCGGTCGGCGCCACGGTGCGGCCTGCCGCCAACTACCTCGCCCGCTTCACGAAGAAGGGCAGCGAGAAGGCGGCGGCGCGTATCATCCAATCCGAGGCGGCGAATCCCGCGAACCTCTTGGCGGCGAATCCGAGCCGCGTCCCCGGCGTGCAGCGCACGCTCGCCGAGGAAACGCTCGACCCTGGCATCGCTCGCCTTGAGCGCAGCAACCGCGGCACGGGGCAAGGCTTCGACGCGCTCGATCGCCGCAACAACCTCGCCCGCGTGGATGCACTGCGCACGATCGCCGGCACGCCTGACGATTTGGCGGCGGCCGAGGCCGAGCGCCACGCGATGAGTGAGCCGTTCCGCCGCGCGGCGATGAAGGCGAACGGCGTCGACACCGAGCCGCTGCGCAACCAGCTTGCACGCGCCCAGGAGCTTTACGCGGGCCGTCCCGCGGTGCAGCAGACGCTCAAGTTCGTCGAGGCACAGTTGTACCGCCCTGCGACGGCTGCGGAGAAGAAAGTCGGGTTCCCTGACATGGTGCCGCGCGATGAGGTGCCCGGCCTGTACAACGTCCGCAAGACGCTCGGCGACCTCATGGCCGGCAAGCTCTCCGGCGAAGCACCTGCGGCACAGGCAGCCACGCGCGAACTGATGATGGTGAAGCGCGGCCTCGATCGCGCGATCGGCAAGACGTCACCCGAGTTCAAGGGCTACCTGCAGGCGTACCAGGAGGGTTCCCAGCCCATCAACCGCATGCAGCTCGGCCAGCACCTCATCGACAAGGGCGCGGGCGGCGCGGTCATGGATCCAATCACCGGGGCGCCCACGCTCACGCCGGCCGCGTTCAGTCGGCAGGCCGGAAATCTCGACGCCGCTGCCGCTGCCGCCACCGGCTTCCGCAAGGCCAAGGCGGCCGACATCCTGCAGCCGCAGGACATCGCCACCATCAAGGCGATTCAGGACGACCTCGAGCGCAAGGCGTTCGCCGGCACGGCCGGCAGCGGCGGCAATTCCCACACCGCCGAGCGCTTGGCACTGGAAAACCGGGTGGGCGCGCAGATGGCGGGCACCACGCCCGTGCTCGGCAAGTTCGCCGGAGCGCTCAACCGGATTGCGGACAATCGGGTCAAGGCACAGGTCGTCTACCTGCTGCAGAACCCGGCGCGTGCACGCGCCGTGCTGGGCTCACTCCCGGCCGATCAGCGGCGGGTCGTCGAGTCGGCCTTGTCGCAGGTCGGTGGCCGGGCCGGCGCCCTGGCGCCCGCGCTCGCGGAATAGGAACCGCACGAAGCGATTGTCCGGCAGACGCCGGTGCAGCCAGCGCAGCGGCAAGAGGATCAGGACGTAGTAGCCCGCCGCGATCAGGACCGCGGCGACGACCTTGTAGCCGAGCGCGTACAGCCAGCCCATACCCACCTCGAGAGCCCGCCAACGCGCGGGCTTTCTGCTTTTTGGAGCCTACCACATGCCGAGTTACCGCCCCCTCCCGCTGGGGAAGCTGCAGACCTGGTTCGGCCTGCAGGGCCAAGCCCTCGCCGGGGGGTACTTCCTGTTCTACACCGCCGGCACCACCACGCCGGCCAGCGTGTACGGCGACGAGGCCCTGACGATCAACAACGGGTCGCGGATCGACCTTGACAGTTCCGGCCGGACTAGCGTCGACGTGTGGGCGAGCACCGCTAACAGCTTCTACGTCGAGCTTTACGACTCGGTGGGCGCGAAGCAGGGCGACATGGACAACGTCGGCGTTCCGGGCGGTGCCGCGCAGACGATCCCGATCCCGAACAGCGACGAGTTCCTGAGCGGCGATGGCACGAACCTGCTCGTCGTGTCGCTGGCAAACAAACTCCTGCCGGACATGGCCGGCAACGCCAACAAGATCCTGGGCACGGATGGCTCGACGCCCTCTTGGATTGCCAAGCCGGTGGACGGTGCAGCGGGCACGTCCGACATCGTCATCGGTTCCGGCTCCATCAAGTGGAGCAACGGCTCTAGCCACGTCTTGAAGCAGTGGGCCACGGACACCGTTGCGGGCACCGGCGCGCTCGAGGTGTCGAAGTCGATCACGTTCGCCACGGCCTACAGTTCCGCCCCGAAGGTCGACGTGCAAGTCACCGGCTCCAACGCCAGCGCGGCGAGCAACGTCGAGGTGAGATGGCGGATTTCGGCGCTCAGCGCCACGGGTATGACGGTTGTTTTTTCGAACCGTACCGGCGGCTCCTCGGCTGACCTCTCCGGCAATGGCGTGCTCACCGGCACAGTGTCGTTCGGCTGGGAAGCGATCGGGCCGACCGCGTCGTGACGATCCCGAAGGCCACGCAAGCCGCCGTCGACGACGGCGGACACTTCACCGCGCCATGGCGGAACTGGCTGTCCGCGATCGAGCGCGCGGTGTCGCAGACGTCGGGCAACGGCACCGACGCCACCGCAGCGATTGCCGCCATCGCGACGGCGCTCGGCTCGCCTGATGGCTCCGTCGAAAACATCCCCGATCAGAACTGGCTGGCGCCGTTCTCCATTCGCCCAGGAACAGGCATCAGCATCAGCGGCACGCCGGAGTCGGGCCTTGTCCTCATTAGCGCGACCGATAGCGGGGCCAGCGACGCCGCTTCTTTGGCACGCGTTTCTCTCGGATTCTGACCATGATTTTGAACTCTGCTCAGAAGCTGCAGATTGTGCTTGCCGGTGCGATTACCTCGAGCCAGCTGCCGCTCACGGCCGCCTGGCTAGACATTGATAGCAGTGGCAATGGCACACCGGGCAGCACCACGAGCGCCACGAACAGCACGACCGCCGTTGACCTGATAACGGCGCCGGCGACCAATAGCTATCGCCAGATTAAGGCGGTGTCGATCTACAACGCGGACACGGCATCGGCCACCGTCACGGTGCGGATCGACGACGGCGGTACGACACGCATCCGCCGCAAGGTGGTGTTGTCGGCGGGTTACACGCTTGAGTACGACTGGGGCGCCGGCTGGCGCGTGATGGACAATCTGGGCTCGATCGTGACCGGCATTACCGGCCCCGCGGGTGCCACTGGGGCGACCGGTGCGACCGGCCCGACTGGACCCACGGGCACAACGGCGGGCAAGCATGCGCTGCCAATCATGGCAGGCTCGATGGCCCCGAGCGCGACCGGGGGCTGCGCCACCTTGGCGTCGATCGCCTCGGCGGCCAACCAGCCCGACCTCGTGTCGCTTGACTTCGACGCGGCCACCGAGGAATACGCGCAATTCGCTATCCAGATGCCGAAGTCTTGGAACGAGGGCACGCTCACTGCGCGGTTCCGGTGGTCGCATGCGTCAACTACGACGAACTTCGGCGTGGTGTGGGGCATTCAAGCCGTCGCTGTGTCCGATGGCGACGCCATCGCGACCGCCTATGGAACCGCGCAGACCGTCGCCGACACAGGCGGCACGACGAACACGCTGTACATCAGCGCCGAAACCTCAGCACTCACCGTAGCTGGGACGCCGCAAGCGGGTGACACGGTGTTCTTCCGCGCCTATCGGAAGGCCGCAGACGCATCCGACACGCTCGCCGTTGACGCCCGACTGCATGGTGTCGATGTGTTCTTTTCCACTGACGCGGATAACGACGCGTGATTCACAGTCTGCAGCTCGGCCAGCTTGGGCTGACCAGGCTTCGCCTGGCGGCGCCGGTCACCTACCGCTCGCGCCTGCAATTCGGCGGCGCGGATGCGTCCACGACGTTCACCGACGACACCGGCAAGACGTGGACCGCGTTTGGCAATGCGCAGATCGACACGGCCCTCGGGGATCAACGCGGCCTGTTCGACTCCGGCGACTACATCACCACGCCGAACCACACGGATCTCGTGTTCGGGACGGGTGACTTCATCATCCGCTTTACGGTGCGGTGGAACAGCAAGACCGGCTTCCAGACGCTT